CGGTTTTGTTCGAATGTCGCTGTTAACGACAAAAAATCCACCCGCTTCATCTTCAGCCGAGGAATCCTCATCTCCCAGTCTTGAAAACAAAGCAGGTGGGCAATATGCTCACCCCACCTCCAACCCATCGTCTTTAACCACGATTCGCTCTCCGGCAAACTTCAGCAGTTCCTCTTCCTTTACGTTCCTGCCCTTGCAGCCGTGTCCGTTCCGCTTCTCCCTGCAGATCCAAGTCTTGATCTTCTCCCCGCCTGGCCCGTTGACCGTTCTGCGCGTCATCGGCGCTCCGCATTCGCCACAGAAGACTTTTCCATATAAAAAATGTGGCTGACCACCTCTGTGACCAACCACTTCTGTGAGTTCCTTATTCTTTTTCAGCTTGGCTGCTGCCGCGTCCCACACATCCCGTTCCACGATCGCCTCATGATCATTTTCCAGGTAGTTGCTTTCGTACTTCGCATCCGGGTCTGGCTTCTTGGTGATGAAGTTCTTCGGCGGCTGCTTCTGGAGCAGCTTATCGCCCTTGTAGGTTTCATTATTCAGAATGTACAGGATGGTGCTGCGGCTGAGCGGTTTTCCGTTCCTGCTCGTCACTCCGAGATCCGTCAGCGTCCGGATGATCTCATCCACGTTTCTATCCTGTAGGAACAGGGTGTAGATAAGCCGGATGACATCTGCGTCCTTGTTGGGAACCAACTTCCCGTCCACGGAGTCGTAACCGAGGATACGATTATTCCCGAGGTTGTATTCGCCGCGCTTGAACCGTTCCTGGTACCCCCAGCGGATATTCTCTGAAATGCTTCGGCTCTCGTTCTCCGCGATTGCCGACATCAGGGAGAAGATAAAGGAGCTGGTGGGATCGTCCGTTCTGAGGTGCTCTTTCTCGAATTCAACCGTGACGTTCTTGAGCCGCAGCATATCCGTGTACTTCTTGCATTCTGCAACGTTTCTGGAAAAGCGGGAGACGCTCTTGCAGAGGATCCGGTCGATGTTTCCCGCCATAGCCTCTCCGATCATTTTCATGAACTCAGGCCGCTTCTCCGCACTTAAGCCTGAAAGACTATCTGCATACACACCCGCGAGTTCCCAGTCGGAACGGAGGCTGATAAGCTTTTTGTAGGCTTCTTGCTGCTCCTCCAAGCTATCCTCTTGCGTCTCCAGCTTTTTACTCACGCGGCAGTACACCGCGACCCGTACCTTCCTGTCCTCCTGATGTGCACGAATCCTTGTTATCCGCATGTCTTACGCCTCCCTCAGTCCCATCAGGTTCTTGTACTTGTTTTTCTTCTCCCCGCTCCTGATCCGGTCAAGAAAAGCGTTGTAGAAATTGGAATAGCTGGTGGGCTTAAATCCCTCACCAGCATACTCCATCTCCACGACGCTTGTCCCACCATCCTGCCAATGGATGGTCACTGTGTCTTCTCCCAGCTCGATGCTCTCAACATTGTCATCCAGCCAGTAGAAATCCACGTGTTCTTTCCGCTCACCGTACTTTCCCTCGTAGGCTTCGATCATAGCCGCGTCTAGGTTGTTCTGAATGAGCAGGTACTCTCCGCAGCCACCTTCGCCATAACAGCCCCAGCCGCCGTTTTGAATCTTGATTCCATCATAGTAGAAGTTGTTCAGGCTTCCATGCATCAAAGGCTTTCCGCAGTGCGGGCAGCGAAGCATCTCTCCGTAAGGATATGTGCAGTTCCCGTCCTTCACCTTTCGCATCGCCGTAATTTGCTGTGCCTGGTTGAAAATGTGCCGGTCGACAATGGCGGCGTGCGCGTTTTCTACACGGAATCTGGGAAGGTCGCCCCGGTTGCGAATCTGCTTGTGGGTAAGGTGGTTTTCAATGTAGGTCTTCTGCAAAACCACGTCGCCTGCGTACTTTTCGTTTTTAATCATCCGGTCGAGCTGGAGTCGTTTCCAGCAGTCTCCGGCGGGCGGCTTGACGCCTCTTGCAATCATGTCGTTCAAGATGCTCTGCGGCATCTCGCCATGTACATACCGTTCAAAAACTTCCCGCACAATCTCCGCTTCCTCCGGCTGTACCAGGAAGAGTTCATCGTCCGTATGGTAGAACCCGTAGAGCGGAACCTTGACCTCATCGCCCGCTTCAAATCGCTTCCGGATACCCCATTTGACGTTCTCGGAAATGCTCCGGCTCTCCTCCTGGGCGAAGGACGCCATGATAGTCAAAACCATTTCCGACAGGGAGTCCGCTGTGTCGATTCCCTCCTTGTCGAAGAAAAGCTGTACACCGTAGCTCTGCAGCTCCCGCACAGTCGTAAGAGCATCGACCGTGTTGCGGGCAAAGCGGCTGACGCTCTTGGTCAAAATGTAGTCGATCTTTCCGGCCTTGCAGTCCTCAATCATTTCCAGGAACTTGACCCTATGCTTCATGGAAGTCCCGCTCAGGCCTTCGTCCGCATAAACATTTATCAGATCCCAGTCCCCGTGCTGCGCGGCCCGGAAGCGGAACGCCTCCATCTGGTTTTCCAGGCTTTCGATCTGGGCATCTTTGTCCGTGCTCACACGGCAGTAGGCTGCGACGCGCTTTCTGGTTGCCGCCTTCGGCAGTTCAATCTTCGTTACTGTTCTTTGCACTATGCGCTCCTCCTTCTGTAGCTTATGAGGTCGCCCCTCTCCACGATCTCCTGCACCCGGTCAAAAAGCTCTGGCGCGACAATCGGTTCGTGGTGACCTGTTATGTAGAACCGATCCCGGTGTCCGTTGTTCCTGACCTGCTTTCCCGGAACAATACATACCGTTGCGTGGGTGAAGTAATCACCCTTGTAGGCAACGTTAGTCAACATGTATTTTACCCGAGCCTGGCTCCATTTCTCTTCGCCCATCGCTCCGAGCGCCTTCCGGATTTCCGTATATGATCTTCCCTGGGCTGCCATCTGGAAGGCCTTTCGTACCAGAGGCGCTTGTTCCTCGTTGATGATCCATTTGTGATCCCCGCCATTCTTGTAACCGTAGGAAATCTGGCCGAAGGGTCTGCCTTCAAGGGCGTACTGCTCATGAGCTTGTATCGCGTGCTGGCTAATGCTGTGGCTCTCTTCCTCCGCAATAGCGGCAAAAATGTTCAGGGCAAGGGCGCATTTTTCGTCCTGCGAATTCAAATTCTGTTCCTCGAAAATGATGTTCACACCGAGGGTTTTCAATTCCCTGATCATCTCTGCGCATTCCGCCATATTGCGTGCGAAGCGGGAAATGGACTTTGTAAGAATCAGTTTGATCTTACCCGCCCTGCAATCTTCCAGGAGGCGCTGCAGTCCAGGTCGACCGGATGTCTTCAATCCGCTCTTGCCCTTGTCGCCGTAAATACCTACAAGCTCCATGGAAGGATTGGAACTGATGAGGTCGGTGAAGTACTTCTCTTGCATCTCATAGGAGCCATCCTGTTCTTCTTTATCTGTACTGACGCGGCAGTAGGCTGCCGTTTTTATCTTCTCCATCGGATCCTCCTTTCCAGCGGCTTCCCGCAGTTTCCCTCCTTTAAGTGAGTCTATTCATCACTCTTATGGGCACACATAGCAACCGTTTTATCGAAGTTTCTACCTTATATAAGCGGGTCTTTTTTAACAAAGATTTCGGCAGAAATGTGCTCTGAAATCGTGTAGTATGGCCCGGAATTTTCAATGTAATAAAGCGAGAGGGAGCAGTTAAACTCCCTCTCAGATAGGTCAGATTCTCTTGGCATACGCGAGGCTGATCCAACCGTTGCGCTCCTTGGCGTAAGCCTTCAATAAGCCCCAGCCGTTCTCTTCATCCACGATGGTGTAAACACCCACAGGGATGTAACCATACGACGGATAGGAAGTGGATGGGCCTTTTCTGTAGTTCAGGTCAGTAATGGAAACCTTGACAAGATAAGGCGTAAAGGTCTCCGGCTGTAAACTCGGGTACACCTGGTTGCCGTTGTCATCGAAAGCCGCATAGCCTGGATTCGCGTCTACGCAGTTCTTCGCATTCTGGAATACTGTGAAGGCTCCGATCTGGCTTCCCTTGTCGCTCCAGCTTTTCCTTACCCGGTAATACTTCGTCGTAGTTACAGGCTGGCCAGGTGTCGCCGGAGACGTTCCCGTCCCGTCAGCATCATAAGCAGGACGGCCATAGCCGAGGATGCGGCTGTTGGAGAGCGCATAGCTTCTCCGAGCCACCTGGTCACTGGTGTTACCTTCGATGGTATAGACCTTGCTGCCGTCCACCTTCTCGACAATACCTGTATGAGTGCTGTTGTCGATACTCGTTCCAAAGAAAATCTGGTCACCAGGCTTCGGGCCGCTGGTATGGAACTGTCCCTTGTTCTTGTAATACCGCAGAGAATAAGTGCATCCGGCACCGGCGCTCTTCTCCGGCTGACAGGTCAGGCGCAATGCGTTCTCATAGCCAAAAGCGGTCAGGAAGCACCAGTCCACAAACATATCACACCAGGCATACCCGTTCTTTTTCCCGTTGTACCAGTTGGGATATTTCTGGTCGAAATCGCGGGCGTACTTGGTGTAGTTGGCAGACCCGGCGTTGGCAGTTTTATCGTCCAAGTTGGCGTTGCTGGCCTTTTCCTTGTAGCCCAGCTCTGCGACAGCCACAGCGATGAGCTTATCGGCGGTACAGCCGGTCTTATAATCCTGCGTATCTTCCACCGGGGTAGGCGGAGCGTCCATACCATATTTCTTGAGGAACTCCTCTCCGTAGGCTGCCCTCTTCTCCTGCGCCTTCTCGCTCTGATCGGCGGGACGCTCGAATTTCAGCAAGACGGCATCGGAAGCTTCCCGGACGGTTTTTGCCGTGGTCAGAGTCTTCCAGACGGAGGTGTACTCTTCCTTCATCATCTTGAGGAAGTGATCAACCTGCATATCCCGGTCGCCGATGGAAGTTCCTCTCTCCTTCGCATAGTTGAGCAGGCTTTCCTTGATCGACCAGAATGTGGCCTGGTACAGACCGTAGCCAGCTTTATCGTGAACGAAATTGGTATAGGAGCCGTTGTCCACTGCCGCCGTGTATTGCTCGTCCGTCATGCCAAGCGACTTCTCGTAGGTGTTCTGGAGATTGTTAGCGCGGAGGCTGCTCTCAGCCATAAAGTTCCCCATCACGCCAGCCACACCGAAGGGATTCTGAATAGCAGCATACAGTCGGTCCCAGATTTCCTTTTCGGTGTTAATGGCAATGGTCGGCTGGGGGATGGATGGCGTAGTATCAGCTGCAAGGATCGCCGCCACATCATTCCGCACCGTCTCCATGGTCACTCCATACTTCCGGCTCCAATGCTGGATATCACCGTGATTGGATCCCAACCCAAGAGAGTGGCTTCCCGTGTGGTCAATAATGGTAGGGACCTTTTGGCCTTTGTAGTCAATGGTGCCTTTCGGATCGATCCCGAACATCTTACACAGATAGGCTGTCATCTCGCAGGCTTCCTTGTAGACAGACTCCCAGTAGCTCCTGTTACTCAGTCCGTCCTCGCAGATCTCGAACTGGATATGCGTATCGTTGCAGCTTCCCTTGCTACCGGAACCACAGCCCCAAGGGCGGTAATCCCAAGGCATGGTCTGAACTGCCGCCACTGTCCCATCTGCAAGCTTTCCGATCCAGAAGTTCAACCCTGCCTGGCGGTCAATATGGTTCCAGTCATTGCTGTACTGGTTCTTTCCGAGGCGGCTCAACCATTCTGCTCTGTCAGCAGCATTGTCATCCGGCTGGACGTATCGTTTGAGATTGGGGTTATTGGCTCCCGTGGAGTGCCAGAGCACACCCTTTGGGGTGAACTTCCGGGTTCCCTTATAGCAGGTGCTCTGCGTCATCATGCAGACCAGAGGCTTGTTATTCTCGTTATATTTCATGGATTTCTCCTTTCTCCCGACTTTCCTCGGGGGGTCAAGGCAAAAAAGAAAGAGCAGAGGTTGTGAGCCCCTGCCCTTCAAGCTCCCTCTATCTTTCCACGGACACTTATCCGGGGTTTGACAACCGGGATATCAGTTTTTCTTTGCGTTTTTTCCATCCTCATAGAGGATGAAGCTACCGTCCGTCAAATAGAGCCAATCATCTTTGATCTCCTCGACCTCCACAACAGCCCCGGCATTCAGTACTTTCAGCCTGTCTGCCTTAAGGGATGGAGTCTTGCGAACGTTCATCTTACGGAGCAGTGTGTACTTCGCTGGCTCCGGCTTTACCGACTCCTGTTCAGGAGACTGGACAGTATCCAGAGCACCCTGGTAGACACACTCACCCTCGCAGAGCACTTCTCCGCCTTCGGCATCAACCAGTTTCTTCGCAGCTGCCAGCGTCTTCAGTTCCTTGATGATCTTGCCGTCCTTCACGACGGTATAAGTCTTGTTAGCCATTCGCATTTCCCTCCTTGATCCTTGCAATCAGCGCCTCGCCAGCGCCGGTCACGATTGCGTTGATGTCCACATTAGCCGCCTTCAGCACACCGATGCCGGATTCCGACATCTTAGCCAGCGTACCCTCCAGCAGCAGCTTTCCAAGCCTGGTGATTTCCTCCTGGGTCAGTTTGCCATCAGCGGAAGCTTCCTTCAGGCCGTCTACTACCGTCTGCTGAAGCTCCCACACCGTCTGCTCGGCAGCGTTGGTCAGCTCTCCGACAGCGGTATTGATGGTCTTGAGTTGCTGGCTTTTTCCGATCTGGGCAACAAGCCATGCGCCTGCCACGCCGATCAGGGTGATAGCAAGATTGGCCAGTACGCTCACAATGGTCTCGATGATAACGGTATTCATAGATTCCTCTCTTTCTGCCGCTTAACGCCCGGCCCGGCAAGTTCAACCCTCGACAGAGGGCAAAATAAAAACACGGTCTCCCGTGCTTCTTTCCTTCTGCTCCGCAAATCTGCTCTTTTTGCGGATAGTTTTTCAAATCCGATGATCCCGGCTCAATTCCTGATACAGCTTGCGGATATACTCCGTATCCTGTGTCACGATACCGTTCGTGATCTTCTTCTCATTGACGTACTTCTCATATTCCTCCGCCACATTGAGTACGTTCGTCCATTCGTCTGAGGAGTGATCAATCCCGGCTCTCGTCTCCCTGGCGAATGTCAGGATGCACTGTCGATGGCTGTTGACCCACATATCGCGGATCTGCTTCTCGACAGCTTCCAGCCTCTTCTCCGTCGACCCGTTGACCTTCTTCCCGATCCAGCCGAAAAGCTTATCCCAGGGATTCAGTTTCAACGGGCTGATCTGGATCAGCGACAGCAGAATCACAATGCCTGCTGCCACATATCCCGCATTCAGTTGTGAAATGATTTCCTTCAGATTCATTCTTTACTCCCTTCCCGCCCTCCATGGGCGTGTTACTCCTTCTTCAGTGATACTTTTGCTATCTGGAGCGGCTTGTTGCTGTACAGCTTCAGATGGAAGCCATAATTGTACATGCCACCCGTCAGTTCAATCGGGAACTGTACGACCTTCCAGTGAGTGTTGACACGCTCTTTCAGCGTGACGTATGACGTAGGCCGGTTGTTCATGCCGGTTTCCGCTTTCAGCACCGCATAGTCGTAGCTGTCCTCGGTGATCTGATTTCCGCTGCCATCGGTGTATTCTTCCGGGAAATACCTCGCCCACACTTCAAGGATTGCCGTACCGGATTTGAACTTGTTGTTCAAGCCCAACACCACATCATTCAATGTGAGTGAGATGCTGTTCTCCGGATCCACCTCCACGAGTGAGGAGCATCCAAGCGGATAACAGCCATCGGATGCCGTAGTCGGTATAACATGCCAGAAAGCGTCCTCCTGCCCGGCTTCCCCAAAGGTCGGCTGCCCGATCCACTCGTCCGTTTCCCTTGCCAGGTTGGAAAGGAAATTCAGTTCTTTCCTGATATAGATCTTGCTCTGGGAGCCGTACCAGTCCGCTTCGATGTGCGTGAGGTTAAATGCCTTCTCCGCCACAATCAGGAAGTCCACCCGGTCGCGGAAGATGCAGGTTGAAAGCTGGGCGTCGGACAGCTTGTATTCACCATCTGCCTGGGTCAATTCTGTCCAGCCGCCGAGCTCCTGCGCTGTCAGGTCGTCAGCGCGATACCCCACAGACTTATAGGTAAACTCGATGGTGTCGTCACCGCTGCCGCTGCGCTTGGTGAGCGTGCCGCCATGGTTGTCATAGCTGTTGTTGCCGGAAACACCGGAGCAGAGGATGTAGCCGATGGCATCCCCGTCGCCCTGTCCCATCACAATCTCTGCGACCGTCAGGTTGGTGTTGCCGAAATCTGCGCAGCGATACACATCACCCACCGCAGGGATATTGGTCACGGAGGCAGTGAAATCGAAACGGACGTGTCTGCGCGGACGGACATAGCTTCCCGCGCTGATGTCCTTCGCATATACCCGCACAGCCTTGTCAGCTGTTAGTTTCAGGCCGAGAGACTTCGTGCTCCGATAGTCGCCGGGGATCACAACGGAAGCCAGCGCCACTTTTGGGAAAGCGACCGCCGTGCCTTTCATTAGCTTAGCGTATTCGCTGTTCTCGCGGGTGGTCTGGGCGCTGGTGCAGTTGTCGACCATCGCCGGATCGGCGAGCATTGTATGGCCCACGCAGATCTCCCGGAAGAGCTGCGCCCGTTCCTCATTGGTGTGGAACATGAGGTCGGCGATATCCGTCTCCGCGTAACTGTCCCGAAGACGGAACAGCTTGATGGAATGATGCGGACGCTCCAGTGTTTCTAGGAACTTTTCATAGTTGTCCGATTGCAGGGCGTTGGGCCTCGTGCCCGCGTGGCTGCCGCCCCAGTATGGCGCATGATCCGTCCCGCGCACGATCTGTACGATGGATGCAATATCCCAGCAGGGACAGCCGTATTCCCGCGCCACCTGCTCGTTCACCGACACGATGTTCGGGACATTTCCGACAGCATGATACTCGGTGCAGATGATGGGGATCACGCCTCTGCCGATGACTTCCTCGCAGGCCCGGCGCAGGGCGTCGGCATACTGGTCAGCGGTCAGGGTCTTGATATCGTTGGTGAAGCAGCACATCATGGCGAACTTCGGACGGGCTTCCTCAAAGCTCAGGCCATACTGCTGGGCTCCCGTGCGGATGCGGTCGATATTGCCGTAGTAGATATCACCGGACAGGGCCATATTCTCAAAAACGTAATCGCTGAACAGCGACAGTTTGTTGATATACGCCTTGCCCCGGACCGTGAAGCTGGACTCCGTATAGCTGTCGCCGAGAAGCATGATGCGGTCGGAATTCTGCGGGGTGATCGCCACCTTCTCGAAGGCTTCCGTCAGATATCCGGCGTCGTTTGCCAGGGCGGAAACGGGATCGCCGGTCTTCACAAATCCCACATCGTCGATGAGTTCGCTGGTCTTATAGCCGGGAATGTACTCGGACTTGATCAGGTAATACGGTTCGAAGTAATCCTCCCACAGGCTTTCCTTATAGTTTTCAGCGTCTGCAAGGTACCAGCCCTTCGCATCCTGCGTTGCAAACCCGCTCTTGTAAATCCATAAACGGATAAACTTGAACCTGTCGGAAATTCCGGAGAGATCATAGACCTGACCCGGATACCCTTCCGTCTGGCTGCTCGTCACAGCTGTCGTCTCAGGGCAAACCCGTGATCTGTCCTCTGGAGTGCCTTCATAAGCGATTTCATCTTCATTGGTGTACGCAGACAAGCCGCGGAACCGGAAATTCGTGATAATCTTCCGACTTTCCGGGATCCTGATCAGTTTTGTGCCACAATACAAATCGCTGATTTGCCACTGGCTTCCATATGCCCACAGCGGGGTAATGCCATCATCAGCGCGGTTGAACAGGTTAGTAGACGATACCATCCGGAAGAAAGAAGCTTTTTCAGGGGGAAGCTCATGCTTCCGGATTTGTTCTACAACATCGCTGATCACGATGCCTTCCGGTGCGACCACCTTCACAGCGTACTCATCAACATCAAATGCTGCATAAGGCGTTTTCTCGGACATATAGAACGGGTTTTCTCCGCCGAAGAGCGCACAGTTTTCCCAATACTGAATAGTGAAATTCAGGTACGGGAATTCATTCTCGTCAAACTCCGGCAGTTGAATATCCGTTCCTTTAGCCGCACCGCCAGTTGTCGTCAGAATTGTGATACATTCCCCAACCTGTCTGTTGAGATTTCCTGGGCTGAGTGGGGTCTTTGTAAGGGAAAGGAATCGAATGCTGTAATTGCAAACAATGCTTTTCCCGGAAAGCCCTAGGCCACGGATATCCCAGTTGCCGCAAAAGGCGTACATGTCTGTTGCAGAAGATCCGCTGATCGTTCCAGTCGGATTCACGGAAACATAGTGGCCTTTATAATCCTCCGGGAACCAGGAATCCTGATCCAGGCGTTCCGGATCCATGAAATTATTGGAGACCTGTACCTCCACCAGCATCCGGTCAAGCTTGCCTTCGAGTTTGTTCCGCTTCTGATTCTGGTCCGTTACCAATGAACGAATGTGTGTTCCAAGGGAATCGTAGGTGTGGCCGTTTCCATCCACGCGAGCATCCGCGATTTCTGTTGAGCCATCACCGGTACCCGCCGACAGCACCTCATCCATACGGGTATTGAGCTGCTGCGCAGTCTGATCGAACTCTGCTTTTTGGGCTGTCATCGCAGATCGTGCATTGTTGACCGTTCCTGTCAATTCCTCCGTTGTTTGCACCAGGCTGGAATCGATGTGTTCCTTTGTTGCCCGATTGTCCTCCCGGATTGCCTGCACCGTTGCGTTATTGTCTGCCACGATCCGTTGTTCCGTTGCCGCCAGCTGATCTGACATATCCTTGATTTGCTGTGAGTAAAGGCTGTGGAGCATCCAGTAGTGTGTGTCCGTGATAGCCGTACCAACTGGCACAGCCCGCCTTGCTATATAGCTGTCGCCACTGGTCTCATCCAACACGATGGACAGCATTTCATAGGCTTTCGCCATGTCCCATTTTCCGCAGTGGACAGGTACGATTCTTTTTCCGATATAAGTTGCCATAATGAAATTCTCCTCTCGTAGTGTTATTCATTCACATGGTTTCGTGGACGAATACACTACGGAGGAGAATCCGCATAAGGCCTTATTTTACAGGGAAGGAGTACCCCCCCCCCGCT